ACGAGGAGGAGAATTTGTAATTTTTCGCGCAGTATCATCTTTTGACGATCCGGGTTTTGTGCCTTGACCACCTTGAGGTTTTTGGGATTCTGCCTTTTCTGGCTCCAATACTGGATCTTTATATCCAACAATTCTACCTCTTTTATTATAGATTGGTTTTGGTTTGTTGGCAGCAGCTGCTGCATCTGCAGCTGCTTTCTGTGCGGCATATGCTTTACGTCGCTCTGTTCGTATTCTTGCCCTTTCTTGTCCCGATGGCCTTGGCATTAACTATGGATGAAGTTTTTTTTATTTATACTTAATTCCTAAATCATCTTCAGTCATAATTTTAAATTCCCAGCGATTGTCTTTACAGAACTCTTCTGCTGCAGCCCACTTTGCTTGATTGACAACCCACGTTTTACTCTCAGTGATGTAACTCTTTGTTTTTTTGTTTGTTGGTTTCTGAGTTTGCTTCTTTGGTTTTATTTCAATCAATGATTTTTTTATTCTTCCTTCTTTTGTTTGATATTTGATATAGAAGTCGGGATAATACTTATGTCTTCTCCTATCAATTGGAGATATATAGGGTATAGATATTTCTTCAGAAGCCCATTCAAGAATGTGGGCACTTTGATCACAATAGACCATGAACTTTCTTTCCCACAATGACCTATAAATAATGTTACTTGGGTTTCCCAAATATTTTTTATGATTAGAAGGTTTATATATTCCTTTATACGCCACAGTTAAAGTTTTCTTTTTATTTAGATGCCAATCTTAGATCCCAGAAGATTTCAAAATAAAACTGATCCGAGTCTCAGGAAAAGTGCTGTCAATAAAAATGCTGCCTCTGGAGCATTCGTAAAACCAGAAGCTACGGCACCCTCTACACAAAGCATTACTGGATCTGGATCAGTGGCGGGCCAAGCTCCAGAACCGACCATGTATGGTGCGGGATATGGGAGAAATTCTCTAGATCCAAGACATGTTTTGCCAGATTCAATTCTTGGATCTATGGCCAACCTCTTTGAGGTTTCTTTTGTTGGATTTCCATTTACTACGATTGGAACTTCTCTTTTTCGAGACAGAGAACTTGGCCTTCTATGTTCTGAGGCATCACTTCCAGCGACTAGTTTTGGAACATTGGAAGTTAATGGCCACTATCAGGGAAGAACAGAAGTATTTGCTCATACTAGAATATATCCATCATTAACTCTTACATTTTACGAAACTCTAGATCATAAGAGTTTAATGTTCTTTGAAGACTGGCAAGAGTATATCACAGAGGATGGTACTAATCAATCGGACCCCACTCATTATTACAGAATGAAATTTCCAAACGAATATAAATGTGATAGTATTTACATTACAAAATTTGAAAAGAGTTATAGAGGTTTTGGGTACTCAAATACATTAACATATCAATTCATGCGAGCATTCCCTAAAAATGTAACTTCTGTTCCGGTTGCCTATGGTCAATCAGAATTTACAAAAGTAACTGTTGAGTTTGCTTATGATAGATATATTGTAAATCCACAGGAGAAGAAAGCAGAAACAAATCCCGGATATATTCCCGAAGCTCCATCCCAGGAATTGGTTAGGGAAGATCTGGAAACTGATGCAATTACTAAACCACCCGAAGTAGAAACTCCTCAACCCACCTCTCGCACCATTCCCGCTCCTCGTACTCCCAAATCTGAATTAGATTTGTCTGGTTGGCCAGGCACAAAAACTAATCCTTCTGAACCTATTGTTACTCCGGAACAGAGAAGAGCACAACGTGTTGAAAGATTGGGAGAAAATAGAGTTAGAGAAATTGAAGCAAAGGCGGCTGCAGCGCGACGTGCTGGTGCAGAATAACTTCTCATTTTTATAATAAATAATCACACTGAAATATACTATAGGATATTATGCCTTTACCAAAAATTGCTACGCCAACTTATGAATTGGTTTTGCCATCGTCTGGAGAGACTGTTAGATACAGACCCTTCTTAGTTAAAGAAGAAAAACTTCTATTAGTTGCACTTCAGAGCCAAAATCAAAAGCAGATTACTACTGCTGTGAAGAATGTAATTAAAGAATGTGTGATGACAAGAGGCGTTAAAGTAGATACTTTGCCAACTTTTGATATTGAATATTTGTTCTTAAATATTCGTGGTAAGTCTGTTGGGGAAGAACTTGAAGTTAATTTGATTTGTCCTGATGATGGTGAGACAGAGGTTAAAAAGAAAATTGGTCTTCATGAGATCATGGTTCTGATTGATGATGAAAATAATGACACGATTGATATTGATGATAGTCTTAAACTAAAACTTAAGTTCCCGTCTTTAGATGAGTTCATTAAGAGTAATTTTGAGACTGGTAGTGATGACACTGTGGAAGCTTCCTTTGATCTTATCGCATCATGTATAGATAAAATTTATAATGATGAAGAAATTTGGGAAGGAAAAGATTCCTCTAAGAAAGAACTTCGCGAGTTTATTGATCAATTAAGTTCGAAGCAATTCAAAGAAATTGAAAAATTCTTTGAGACAATGCCAAAACTTTCTTATACCACAAAGATTACTAATCCAAATACAAAAGTTGAAAGTGAAGTGACTCTGGAAGGACTGGCAAGTTTTTTCGCCTAGGAATGTCTCATATTGATTTACAAAGTTACTATGAGTTAAACTTTGCTCTCGTTCAGTTCCATAAATATTCTCTAACAGAAATAGAAAACTGGATTCCATGGGAGAGAGATCTATATGTTGACATGCTTAAAGCTCATATCGAAACTGAGAAACTAAAGGCACAACAGAATGCCAACAGCAAATATTAAAAAAGAACAGATAGATGAAAGAATTCTAAGAATACTCGGCCTCAATCCAGAAGAGGTCGAGATGGATTATATTACTTATCATAATGCTCTCAGAGAATCTCTGGTAAAGGGTGCTAAGTCTGGTTTACCTGAAGAAGAACTTGCTTTAATTGCAAATGAGAGGAGCAGAATAAGAAATAAGAAAGGTAGATTTCAAGTAAAGACTAAGAAAGTAAAAATAAACAACAATAATTTAAAATCTCCAATCAAAGAGAAGCGTAAGATGCTTCCTGGATCTACTAAAAAAGAAGGACCTTCTCAAACAAAGGGAGGCGCATTAGTCAAAAGTGATTCTAGTACTACGGATATTGTCAACACACAGGGAAAACTTCTAAGTAATCTTGTAAAAACTTTAAACTTTAATTTAAAAGAGGAGAGAAAACTTCAAGAAGAAGAAAAAACATTAATTGCTAAGAAAGAAGATAAAGAGGAAAAAGAAAAGAAAGAAAGTTCTATAGAGAAGAAAAAAGGTCCATCTCCTTTGATGAAGGCTGCGGATAAAATTCTGGCACCAGTCAAAAGTTTATTTCAAAGAATATTTGATTACCTAAAATTAACTGCTCTCAATTTTGTAATTGGTTCTGCATACAAGTGGTTCACTGATCCAGCCAACAAAGAAAAAGTAGATAAAGTAAAAAACTTTTTCAGTAGTATTGGAGAGTGGTTCAATGATCCAAAGAATCAAGAGAGACTCAGTACTTTAGGGAGATTTTTGAAAGATAATTGGAAAGTATTCTTCGGGGTTGGCGGAGTTCTTTTATTGTGGAGCAACTCAATTGTTAGACTGGCAGTAAAACTTGGTGCTACTGTTGTTAGATCTATTCCAAGACTGGCAAAACTAATTACTAAATTAGCAATAGCAACCGCCAAACTTGGATTCAAGGCAGCAAAAGGTTTAGTGAATTTAGCTGCGGCAAATCCAATAGCTGCTGCGGGGACTCTTATAGTTGGTGGTGCTGCGCTTGGATTAGCAAGTCAGGCAACAACACAGTCTAATGATCCAGATGCGGAAGAAGGAAGAACTCAATTAGATGATACTTTGGATTTTGGTGGAATAACTGGAGATCCTATGGGAGGACTCTTTAACCAAGGAGGTATGGTTCCAGTCATGCTCACAAAAGGTGAGTATGTGGTTCCACCAAATCAGGCTAAGAAGATTGGTGCTCCAACACTACATGCAATCAATAATGCTGGAAATTATAATCAAGGTGGATTGATACCAGGAAGAGGACCGAATGTTGATACTGTAAGAACTCAATTAAGAGAAGGTTCTTTTGTAATTCAAAGACCAGCAGTAGATGCTTTAGGTTCTAATAATATTCATAAATTTGTATCAAACTACAATCAAGGTGGACGAGTTAAGTCTCAGGATGGGAGAGGAGAGGCTAGAAAAACTGGTAGGTCTGGTGGAACAACAAAAGTAGAAAAAACTGATGGTGGTAGTGCCATAGTAGCGGCAGCAAAGAATGCCGTCAGCACTGGTAGGAGAGGTCCTGCAAGTCCTCCTTGCGCTTCCTGGGTGCGTATGGTTCTTGGTATGGCAAATCACCCTGCTGCTAACCAAACAACGACTACAGCGGACCTAGATCCGCAGATAGGACCAGATAGTGGATGGGCTACTTCATTAAACTCAGCAGCTTCTTTTGCAGGTTCTGATCTTGGAACTGTAATAAGAAATAGTGGTTCTTTAAAACCAGGAGATATTGTCCTACACAAGAATACCTATGGAAATTATGGTCCTGGTGCTATTACTCACGTATCCATAGCTTCAGATAAGAAAGGAAAGATATTACATCAAAGCACTAGTGGTGGTCCACCAACAGAGACAAATATGTTCTCTTTTGCTCATGGATTAAGACTTGGTGGTGAGGGAACTATTGGAGAGTATAGTGATACTGACCCAGGATCAACCCCAGGAAAAACTAGTCAAGATGGATTTGCTCTTGGTGGCGGTCTTGGAGAACTTCTTAAGAAATTGAACTTGGATTCTAATTCTTCTCCAATAGGAAGTACAGTAGCAAACACTAAGATGAGTCAAGTTGCATCAACAACACCAACTGATATGGAAGAAACTGAAGAGCAATCATCCGCATCAGTAAAAGGATTACCTCAATCTGAAGAAACTGTTGATAAAAGAAGTGGCCCAAAAGGTAGAATGACAGAAACTATGGTTAGAAGTGGTCCAACTTCTATTGTTTTATATGATTGGAAGTATGAGAATCTGTATGGTATTGAGGTAGCATAGTTAGATGTCACTACTAGTTCCTACTAAAAAATCAAAGATCGCAAAGATTACCGCATCTTCTTCACTCGTCACATTGAAAGACAAGAAGATAGGTGGGGGTGCTCTTGTAAAGAAAAAAATATCCGAAAGTAATGACAAGATAATTACGATTACAAATAAATTAAATGAAATACAAGAGGTTCGAATCAGAACAGAGAGGATACAAATAAATCAACTCAAAGCAGAACCAGCCGCAGAAGAAAAAATAAAGACTGAAAAATTATTAGAGACTAAACCAGAAAAAAAGGAAAAGAAAAAAGAAGATGGCCTCAAGGTTCCAAAACCATCAAAACCAAGCCTGGTTGATAGAATATTTCAATTCTTGGCTTTAACTGGTCTCAACTGGTTGATTGGGAAGTTATCAGATAAGACATCTGGCATAACAGGTATTTTTGACTTCATTCAGAATGTATTGGAAAATATCGTAGAATGGTTCCCTAAATTTTTAACTGCTGCTTTTGGTTTCTTTGAAGTAGTTGGACCATGGATACAAAAAATTGGTCAATTTGTTTTTAATGCTTTTGTTGGGGCGATTGATCTGGCATATCAAACATATGATGGGCTGAGATCTTTGACTGGAACAATCTTTGGAGACAAAGGTGTTGAAAGATTTGACGAGTTCTCTGGAGTTCTTAGTAATGTTATTGCTGGTGCCATAACACTTGGAACTGCTATGATAATGTTTAGTGATGACTTACGGGGATTTGGTGGTGGAAGACGCGGTGGAACAACAGGTATTAATGGGAGGAGTGGCGGAAGAACACGAACTACTTCACCACAAGCAGCAAGAAGATATGCACAACGATTTGGTAGAGATGCTGCTACTCGTAGATTTGGACAAGAAGGTGTTCGATCATTAGGTGGTAGGTATGCCAGATCTGGTGCTACTAATCTTGCTAGAAGAGGGATTACATCTGTTCTTGGTAGAAGTGGAACAAAAGTAGTTCTAAAATTCTTAAGGCCAATTTTAAAACGTATTCCTATTATCGGCGGATTAGTTGACTTTGTTGTTTCTCTTGCCATGGGAGAGTCTCTAGGTAGGGCAGCTGCCAAGTCGATTGGGGCAACTCTCGGTGCTGCTTTAGGAACTCTTATTCCTATTCCTGGAGTGGGAACAATCGCTGGTGGTATCCTTGGCGATTTAGTTGGTGGATCAATTTATGATGCTGTGACTGGCGGAAAAGATAATGAGCAAGAACTGAATACTGGAGGAAGAGTTAAGATTGGATCACAAGACTTCCGTGATCTTGCTTACATTGTGAGTGGAGAAGCAGCAAGAAATACAAATGATGAATATGGAGTTGCTGCTGCTGTCCTCAACCGTGTAGCATCTCCTGTATGGCCTAATAGTGTAAAATCTGTTGGATTCCAGGCAGGACAATTTGAGGCAGTTTATACGGGTAAGGCAAAAGATGATCCTATGTTAGCAGAGAAACTTTCTTCTCCAGAAGGACAGGCAAAGATTGCTTCTGCAATGAGATTATTAAATGGCAGAACTGATTTCAAAGGCCAATCCATGTTATCGAATATGGGATCTAGTGATATTATGTTCCATCCTAAAGGAAATTTCTTTCACTACACATCACAAAGAAGAAAAGATGATCCTGTCCCACAAAATCCAAATCAATCATGGAAGAAGTTGATAGGATCTGGTGGCCCTAAGATCGATTTATCAACAACGTCCGCTACATCTAGTTCTTCTGTTACACAAGATTCAAAAGAACAGAAACAAATACAGTTCAATCCCTTAGGAATGTTATTAAATAAGTTAGGGATTACTGGCAATACTTTAGAACAACCAGAGCAGATTGGATCTCCAACAAATACACCAGCACAAATCAGTTCTTCCCCATCATCAGCATTATCTACTGTTAAATCTAACATAACTAAAACGTCACAATCTCTTCCTTATCAGAAGAGAAAATCAAAACCTGCAGTTAAAGTTGCAGTTTTAGTTAAAGAAAATACTCGCAATATTATCACATAAACCATGGCATCAGACTCACCAGTAAAATTTACAGAAGCCAAGTTACATTCTGCGACTGGCGATAATGATTATGATATCCGTGCGGGTATCATCTCTGTGGATTACTATGAGGATTTATTGAAACCAGGGACAACTATAGTTCTTAGTTATCAAGACACCGGAAATGCTAATGCACAAAGTGTTTTTGATGCCTTACCAATAGAATCTAAAGTCAAGATAAGTTTAAACTTTGAGAGAAAAGGTTTTGATCCTTGGCAAGTTGATATTGATAATTATTCGATGCATCGCTCGGGGGGAGCGAGAAAAGATAGTAAGAAAGAGACAGTTACTTTATTTTTTGTCACTCAAGATTGTATGACAAACTTTAATACTCAAATAAAGGAAAAGTTTGAGGGTGCCATTTCTCAATCAGTCGAGAAAATGTTAAAAGAAAATCTTAGTATAACGAAAGAAATTAATATTGAGAGAACACAACATACATATGAATTCAGAGCAGGGTCATTTAAGAATCCGAAGGAAACTGATCGAGAGTCGGGAGTTCCTAGAGATAAAAGAGCATTTGATACCATTATACCATCTTTAGCTAAAAGAGCAATACCTGAAAAGGGAGATACTGAAGATTGTGGTTACTTATTCTATGAAGACTATGATGGATACCATTTTCGTTCTATGTTTAGTTTGATGCAAGAGGAACCTGTAGCGACTTACTTTGTTTCTAATGTAAATAAATCCTCTTTCTATAGAGATAATCAATTTGTAATATTAGATCACAAATTTATAAGCACAGGAGAATCTGAAACTGCCAAGTCTAATAGTATTGGTGGCGGTCAGGTAGCCACTACTACAACAGATCTGGTTACTGGCAAAACAACTAAGGAAGTATCTACAGGAAGTAAAATATCTCTTGGTTCTGAAGAAATAAAAGTAGATAAAAGAGGAAGAAAAACTGCCACAATCAACAAGACAACTCCAATTAAGAGTGATACGAGTGGAGATTATGAAGGAAAATCTAGTGAGAATTACAATTTCCCATGGGAAGCTAATTCTATCATAAATTACAACCGATTTTTCAATTCACAAAAATTGAGTGTAACTATTCCATTCAATCCATTATTAAGAGTTGGTCAAATTATAGAAATAAATTTTCCAGAAAAGAATCCATTGAGTAGTGATAAAAAGATAGATGAGAAAATTAGTGGCAAATATATTATCAAAGAACTCAATCATTCATTCACTGGTAATGATTCCCTGACAAGACTCATGGTTCTCCGCAATAGTTTTGGTAGGACTTGACAACTAGTTGGCTCATAACTAGAATCTGGCTTGTCCGGGTTGATAGAAAAGCTCTAGATACCTAGATAAATATAAAAAACACTATAGTCTACTATGGAAAACATAGAAAAGCATATTGAGGCTGATAAAAAGATCCTTGAAGATCCTACAACATCCCCTCAACAAAGACGCCACATAGAAGAAGAACTTCGTGAACTTGAAGTTTATGTTGAAAATCATAAGGAAGAAATAGAAGCTGGGGATCATCATGATCCTTCACCACTGGAACTTTATTGTGAAGTCGAACCAGGAGCTCCTGAATGCAAAATGCATGACAATTGAATAAATGGCAGGACGTGAGGGTAAAACAGGATTAGCTAGAGTTCTCCCCCAGAAATACTGGGCGGAGAACATGAAGGCTGATGGAAAAAAGATTGGCAATAGATGTAAAATTCTTCTCTTAGATGAAGATTATACACCAGACACTGAATCTGCTCCTCTAGACCCTTCCAAGGCGGAATGGGCCTGGTCTTTGACTCCTACTACCCAAGCATCTGCAACACAAAACTTTAGGGGAGGAGAGTTAGTAAAGTATACTTATACTCAGGGTCAGTATATTATTGAAGGTCATATTGAAAAGACCGAACACTTTGAACCAGAACAACCAAAATCTGGAGTTGAAG